AAAGGGGGTTGGATCACCTTGAACTGGATATTCAGGCATAATAAAAACCTCCTTTATTAATTTTCGGCTTTAGGAACTATAATAGTTGTACTCTTTGCTTGCCGAGTAGGTGTTTCTATAGAGGTCGCAGAAGCGCGCCGAGTAGTGGCTGCCGCAGGTGCAACAACTTCATCTTCATCGGGCTCCGCAGCTTCGATCGCCGCGCTAACATCATAACCAAGAATATCTTTAATAGCCTGACGCTTATTATTATCATTTAACTTTCTCTCAACAGACAACTTTTTAATAATATCTTTCGTTCCCTTGGGAGCAAAGTTCAAAGCATCTATAAATTCATCAAGAGAACAAGTATCCATCCATGCGGGAATCTAATCCTCTGTCAGCCAATATTCCGGCTCCGGCTCAAGCTGTAAAATACTTCTTACAACCTCAGGATCATTTATATAAAGGTAGTTGTAGAATAATTCCAATCCACCGGGATGCTGACATAAATCATTTAATTCCTGCACACTAACCGTTTGCTTTTGATGCGCAGAGAAAGTGCGAACATTACCGGCTGGACTATTGGGGATCTTATACATTACAACACCAGCGCTTTTATTAAAAACTTCAACCTTATCAACCATAATTAAACTCCTTTTTCTCAAATAAGTAAAGAGGGATAGGGATAAAACCCTATCCCTCTACTTTTAAATATTATATAATTGGATAGTCTCTTAATTACAGATTGGGCTTGGTGTTATCAAGCTTACCTGCTAACTGAGTATCAGTATAAGAGAAGATGTTATTGGTCATCATAACGCCGACACCGACCTTACGATAAACCTGAATGTCACGACTCCAGTCGTCGTTATTATCTACTTCGCGGGTATGAGTCACGCCTTCAAAAGCGACCTTAACAGGACGCATATCGGCGCCCGCAGGAATAACCCAAGCATAGCCAGGGTCAATAACCTTGCGACTATTAGTCTCATCCTCGAAGGACTGAGGTAGAACGATAACGTTGCAACCCTTATAGTTACCTAGATAGCCAACATTCCAACGAGCATCCTTCATAGCGTCAGAAATCCAAGCGGTATCAGGAATCATCTTTACAGCAAACTCACGGGTGCAATAAATAGTAGGAGCACCATAAACAGAAGCGCCGTTTACCAGGAAGTCCATGCCAGCTTCAATGAAACCCGCGGCAGCAATACGGTTAGCCTCAGGTAGCTGACCAATAGAAGCCATCAGAGCGGCAGCAATTTCACGATAAATTAGTTCATCCATGCCATCCATGATAATAGCAAGCAGCTCAGCGAAGTTTACACGACCATCGAGGAATTCCTCAAAGCCGATCTTGGTAGCTCCGCCGATAGCGCTGGTAGCGACTTCGAAGCTCTCAGAGCCAAGCTTAAAGGTCTCATAACGACCAGCAAGACCAACGCGAGTAATAAATTGCTTAGCACGCATCTTACCTAGTTTACGAGTAAACACAGGACGATCGCCCTGACCATAAGTGCGAATCTCAGCAAACTGACCATAACGGTCAATCATACGAGGAGGAAGAACCTCATCAACAGTTTCAGAAATTAAACGGAAGAAAACTTTCTTATTGTCATCCCATAACTCTTCCGTACCAACAAGAGCATTCAGCTCATCACGCAAAGTATCATTCATTGCGCTATAGGAAAGGTTTTCACCATTCCAACTATAGGTATTGCCAGGATTGGCGTTACCGGTAGCTTTCATTAAAGCAAGTAGGTTTTCTCTATCTAATGCCATTATTACGCCACTCCTTTCTATTATTCTGCAATGCACTGCAGCTTGACACCGGGCTGCATGTCAGGCATTGTATAAACCTTAACAACCTGGAAAGTAGGACCATGAGATCCAGCCTTAGCCAGATATCCGTCATCACCAGCGCGCAGCTGATCACCAACGGCCAGAGTTTCCTCATTCACGCAGTTAGTAGTATAAATATCACCAACACTCATCTTAAAGACACGAGGAACCATCTTAGTGCCTTCGGGCATAGCAGCAGGATAGGTGTAATTACCAATCTGATAAACATAGGGACTAGATGTATCGCCTTCACGATTAGCCTCACCAGTCAGATCAATAACATTCTTCAAGTTAGAATCATTCTGACCCAGAGGGCTATAAACACGAGCATTATAGCTATCCTTAATCATAGCGAAATCAGCATCAGTTTCACGATCACGATAGATCTTAACCTCGTTCAGAACCATCATAACAGGACCATTGCCCGCTTCTGCGGCACCGGGTAAATTGCAAAGACCCCTTGCATAATCATAAATAACGAACTGTCCATTCTCAAGAACAGTAATATCGCTAGCGGCGGGTAGTTGACCATAGACCTGGCCATTACGAGGAGCAGAAAGATGGTTATCTTCTACCTGACCATAGCCATACTTTACAAACTTAGCGCCGCTAAGACTTTTATTAGCCATCTGTAATTTCCTCCTTAAACTTTATTTTTTTCGCGTACTGCTTTAATCCAAGCAGGAGCGGTATCACTATCTGCGGCGGCCTCAAGTGAGAAGAGATTTTGAGCTTGCTCACTAGCCTCTTCAACCTCAGTTTCCGCGAGGTTTAACTTATTGCGGACGCAAATCACAGACAGCTTAGCCTCAATATCATCCAGAGAATAAGTGTTAATATTATCAATAACATCCTTCTTATCCTCGTCAGACAGCATATAGAATTTATCAATCATAGCCTGCTTTTGATCCTTCTCGGTGTTTAACTTAAACTCCCGTAAAGAAGCAATCTCATCATCGAGCGCAGACTTTTCAGCAACAAGATCATTATGCTCAGTCTCAAGAGCAGCATACTTAGAATCCAATTCATCATATTGAGCCTTTAGCTCTTGATACTCAGGAATTTCATCGAGGCTGTATTTCTTTTTCTTATCCTCGTCCTCTTCCTTCTTTTCAGCATCAGAACTCTCTTCTTGCTTCTCTGTATTATCTTCAGAATTCTTCTGATCTTCTTGACCTGATTTGTCATCAGATTGCTTATTTTCTTCCTCACCCTCGTCGGGCTTCTTCTTATACTCGTCAAGATCAGTAGAAGCGATCTGCTCAGTATCAATGGCCTCTACGACCTGGTTTTTCTCTTCCATAATCTCGCTAGAGCCTCCTTTATAGGTATTTACAGCTTCTTGTAATTCGTTTATCATCGAGAACATACGAGTCTTAAACTCTTCAAATTCTGCCCTGTTTAAAGAGAAAGCTGTAATACTGGCACCCTCAAAACAAGGCTCAAACTTCTCGCCAAGAATACATAATTTTTCAATTAATGCCTCATTATAGATAAAAATTCGTTTACCCGAATTAACATCATTTGTCCAATTTCCAGGAGCATTTTTATCAAGCTCCATAGACTAATTGTTTCCTTTATCAATTATACGCTTACTTTCTGGATAAGCGCCTGTCCAAATATAACCTTCGGTACAAAGGTATTCATGCTCAACGCCTTGATCACTGAACTTCTAAAACCAAACCTTTGCATCAGTGGGTACAAAGCCATAAGCTTTAGTTGTATCAACTAATCGAAACTTACCATCTTTAATTTCAATATCTCGATTATGTTGCTCAAAATCTTCTGTATCCTCATTATAAAAGCCAACGATTGGCGACGCTGGTATTTGTCGCCCCATTTCTTTAGCAACCTCTTTTGTAATAACAGTTCCGTTACGATTAGGGTCAGGTCCCACATAGCATACTTTAATTGAACACTTGGAGACTAAAGGAGAAATAACAGTCTGCTCAATGAACTCCATAGTATTCTCAATTGGCACACTTATATTCATAATATCCCTCCTTAACTCTAAGATTCTCTATTAGCAATAGTTTTATCGGACTTTTCACTATCCTCTTTTTCCGGCCGGCCCGCACTTTTCTATGATTGAGCGCTATTGTTTCGATTATTATTATTCAACATATTACTACTCATTGTATTACTGCTCATTGGCGGAATCATACTCTCAGCCAGATGTAAGATATCATTCTCAAACGTGAATGTAGCTAATATACTAGATTGCGAGTGACCCAACGCTAATTGCGGGAACACCTTACCATAACCCAGTGAAGCCTATTCTTTATACATCTTACTTAACTCTTTATAGTTGTATTGAGTTGTATCTAGCATACCGAAAGTAAAAGTGTAGTGATTCTTGCGATTAAATTTCGCAATTAAACGATTAAAGAAAGAAGATAATCGTAATATTAAGTCATGAATAGATGCTTCATCATTTAAGATAGAATTAGTAACAGCCAAATTACCTTCTGCATTAAATAGATTCTAAGAAGTACCAGAGTTATTAAACACAGTCCTCTCTGCCTTCTTTAAATCATCAGTAGTGGTAGTAGTATTCTTATCTCGCATATCCGCCACATCAATATCAGCAAATGTAGTTAAAACATCAACACCGATAGCTTTACGTAGCATCATAACTGCGTTATTATGAATATCCTTCGCCTCATCTACATCAAAGATTAAATCACCATTCTTATCTAAAGGTAGCTTCTAAATAATAATCTTTAGAAGCTGCTACATAGTCTTCTTACGATCTAATTCTTGCGCCTAATCAAGATCAATTAACGAAGGGATAATACCAACAAAAGGTGGAAAGTCACTATCATTCATGCTAATTTTAACCGACATACCGGGATCTAATGGATACCAATAACTAGTATCTCCAGGATAATCACCCTTGAGTTTATTCTACTTATAAGCAACATATGCCTTCTATACGTCGACCGGGAACATTTTTAGTACCTTGATCTTATACTACGGATTAGAGAAGTACGCATCAAAGAATCGTAAATTTAGCTCAACGATCGGATCAATGCCGCTATAATAACGACACCGGCAATAGGCTGGTGGTAACTTCTAAATACCAAACTTATCACCAAAATCCATAATAATGCCATAGTAAACTCCGTTACGCATAACTTCTAAGACAATATCTCCACATAATCTCTTGGTATCAGAATTATCGAGATAAGATAATACTTTAGCAAAATCCGTTAAGATTTTATTCTACTTTTCTTTCTCGGCATCAATCACAAAAGGTGTAACATACCAATCATACCGATATAGATATGCCATATAACGACACAACCGATAATAAATACCATTCGCTTCATAGAAATAATTAGATATTTCTCTTAAAGTATCATAATCATGCTTGTATATTGCTTGTAATACAAAATTCTTATTACCATAATTAGGATTTACTTTTCTATATGATCCTAAGTTAATAAGAGCGTCATCAACTTTACGAAGTCCAATCCGCATTTTCGCATAATCTACCGAAGTAATTTCTTCTTCTGAAGAACCCTAAATAATACCCGCATCGACGAGATCGAAACCCTTTTCTTTAATTTGCTACTGTCGCTATTTGAGCAAAGACTTCAACCTCCTTAATATCCAGCCCGGGTCATAATATAGTCATAGGATAATAAATTTTCGTCAGTATAAGGGACTTCTATCAAAGTAATTCCTCTTAGAGCGCAAAAGCGTCTCTTAAGATTGTCATTATACTACTGTTGATAAAAACCTCTCTTGCCTCCAAATTTACTTACAGCTTCATAATGCTACTTACCTTGATACTCAATTAAAAAATCAAGGTTCCCATCATCATCAAAAACTGCAAAATCAAATCGAAGCACTCTCCCAGAAGGCGCTTTTAAATTAGGAAATTCATACTCTTCCTGATAATTTAATTCATTCTATTCTAATATCTCATGTATCTTAATTTCTCCACGACTAGCTAACATAAGATTAACACCTCCCTTAAGCAGTAAAGAACATCATATCACTCACTTTGAAATTCTTCTTTCGTTTCTTATTATCCTCTTCTTCTTTTATATAATATAAACCATATTCCCAGGATGAAAATTTATCTTTAGGAACAGACTTATTAGCCTGTTTCAAAATTATGTTTACACCCTCGTTTTCTTCACGAAGATTCAACATTTCCTCTTTTAATATGGAAGTTAAGGTATATGGTTTTAAGTATTCTGCCCTTTCTTCGGGTTTCATCTACTAACCAACTTTAGTACCCATAAGCTTAGCCTTAGCAACTCGTTCATCTACTAACATTTTAACTTTGCCAGCATTAAGCTAAGTCTAAGCATTTGCATGCGCCTCAGAGTTAATCGGAGCGTTACCTTTAATTAAGTACATAGCATCCTATTCTGTAACATCGGTTCTATATTTCTTAAACTCTTGATCTGCTCCTTCATAGGTTCCACCATAAACACCAAAATCTGGAAGGAAATCACCAAGTTCATCCTCCTAAGACTTGACCATATAATCAATAAGACCAATACCTAAACCATTAGCATCAATAACTAAACGTCTAGCTTTATACTTATAAAACAATTTCTTTAATTTAATAGCTTGATCTTCGAAGTGCTCATCACTCATAGTATAGATATTAACTAAGGATTTAATTGCCGGCCCCTATGCCTATGGAGTTACTTTAAATACGCATACAACACTATCGCAGTTTTTACGCCCCACATCAACAGAAAGAATATAATAAGCTTTTGCACTAGAGCGTCCAGATGCTTCATACTCTGGCTACAGCAACTTGCGGTTACGGTCAAATGCTTCTCCATTAAAGAAAGCATTTTCTACCGTGCCAGACCATTTACTTTCATACTCTCGATCAAAAGACGCTTCATTAAAAGTACCATCTTGCTTTAATTCTTGAATAAAGTTTTTATCAAGCAGTTTAACTAAGACTGGTATTCTCCATGTACCACCCATAACAATACTTTTCTCTGGTTCAAGAATCATACGAACCAAGAGAGTAATCAACTTATCATAAGGGAAAGAGTTCTTCCAACCTGCTGTTGTCACGTAGATTTGACTCTTGTTTAAAGTCTCCTCAGGGTGAACTGTGCCGTCCAAACATCGTCGTGAAACGTTCATAGTAGGAATTATTACTTCTGATAATATGGTGCCATCAACACCAACACATTCCTCTACCAGGCCGCCATGACGACGCTTACCTCTGGAACTTTCCCTTGCTGCAATATTATCAAAGTAGGATTTATTTTTAAATACATACTTACAATAATCTTTACCTTCTTGAGTAACACCACGACTCCAATCAATTTCCCTTTCAAGTGCCGGAACAAGAGAACAAAGTTCACTAACTTTTTCTTTAACAATGCCGGCTGCTTGCTCTTTACCGCCTGATGTAACGAATAATTTAGCTCCAGGATATAAAATACATCGACACATTAATACTAAAATAGAAAGAAAACTTTTTGAATAAGCACGCGGGAATACCATGTATACATACTTATATCGCATAGCCGCCCGCAAAAAGACCCGCTAATAGAAATAAAATTTTAATCCATTCTCTGGTATTTCGCCATCATAACCAGTTTGTAAAAAGTCTACAAACATATCAGGATACTCACGCCAATAAGCAACATACTGCCGAATGATCGGCAGCACAGCCCGCAAACGCTCTTCTGAAACACCAATTTTTTTATCATTAGAAAGGTTTAATAAATCATTTAACGCCATGGTTTATAACTCCTTTCCTTTTAATATGTTCTCTAATAACTCTGCATCTTCTTCTTGCTATTCTTCTTCTTGTTCTTTAAAATCTATATAGTCTTCATCCCTAATAACTTTCTCAGCATCCTCTGAGAATAAGGTTTCCTCAAGAGCTTCATCAAGAGTCTCATCATCTACGTCAGTCTAGGATTCGCGCTCTCGATCCTTCATAATCTCTTTCATTGAAGCCTCAATCATGTTGCCGAGATTCGCTTCTTCTGTAACCAGGGTGCGAGTATAATCCTACAGATCCTAAAGTGTGCGGTCGGCCTTATCTTGCGGTCCGTCAGTGTGGTATCTAGGAATAAAACCATCCTTTTCACACATAACC